AGATGGTAAGAATAGAAAAGATTTATTAAAAGCTGTTCATTATGTAATTTTATTAATGAGTAGTGAAGATAAAGCAGCAAAAGAAAAAGAACTAATAGAAATTGAGGAAAGAAATGGATTCTAAATTGAACAATAAAGTAGATATACTTAAATATGGCGATCTGGATTTACCGGTAACTGATTGTAAAGTTTGTTTTACCAATAAATTTGGAAAAAAATATAATGTTGAATTAACACGTTTAATCCAAGTATTTAATAATAACATATGGGAGAATAGTAAAAGTGTCAAATAAAGATAATAACAAATTACAAGAAGCATTTGATGATCTGTATAAGCATACACTTATGTTGGGTTTACAATATAATTGGGAAGTAATTGCTGCTACATTAATTACAATAGGATTAAGATTGTATAAAACAGTATTAAATGATGAGGACTATGAGTCTATGATGAAAACAATAATTAAAAGTATACCAAAAATAGAAAAATTTGAAGATACAACATTACATTAAAAAAAGGATAACTATGATAATAAGACTAGTATTTGAACCCGAGAAAAATGTAAACGTGAACCATGATAAAATGTTTGAATTTTATTCTCAAAACTATCTAAGCGATTTTGATACTGTTTGGGGTGGTAGTATTATGATAGATAACTTTTCTAAAAAACATTATAAACAAGAACCATGCTATCAAAGATACGTTCCAAGTGTTAGAGGTACACAAGAATTATTTGATAAAATTGTAAAATATATTAAATCAAATCCATTGGCTGGATACACTACCCACATATATTCAAATCCAGAAGGTGGTAATGAGGTAGAATTAGAACCAATACAAAAGAGAGGGCAATAATGTTGATATACGGAAGAACACCAGATGACTATAAAACATGGATTAAATCAAAGAAAAAATTAATATTCATAGCCCTAGTATTATTGATATTATATGGGGTATCTACTATCGAATCAAGGGTGGAATGCTCGCTCAGCGACCTGTCAGCGGTGGAAAAGATAGTAAAATAAGGGGTTTTTAAGGGGTTGACTTTTATATCAACTCCTGATACAATTAAGACTTAATAATTAACAAAAGGACAAATATGACATATATGTACACTAAAGAACAACTATTTAACGAGTTTAAAGACGTTACTAAAAAAGATCAAAGTAAGAAGAACGAAACTTATACACATAGAATCGCTTACCTTTCTTCTTTGAAAGAAGATATGATTAAAGTCCCTAAAAACTTTAGTAATTTATCTATCAACGAAGTTCAACTACAAAATTTGATTGATGACTGGTCCGCTCCAAATCCACGTGACGCAACGTATATGAGAGTTTTTAATATGACATACGCTGAGAAAAAAGCAGAAGAAGAAGCTGAGTATTATGACTTGACTAAAAAAGAAAAAGTATATACTCCAAAAAAAGTAAATAAAGAAAAAACAATACAATACAACTAAAGAGAGAAATATGAAAACATTAATGTTAATGACAATACTAGCAATTATGACAGCCTCAATGGTGAAGTCCGAAGAAACAATAGATGTTAAAGCAAAAAACTATATTGTTAAAGAATGGACAGATACTAAAGAGTATCAAAAAAAACAATGGCAAAATGGTAAAGATCAAACTTCTAAAACGTGGATTAAAATTAAATCATTTTTTGGTGGAAAAAAAGATGCCTAATTCATACACGGTAACAAACTTGAAGAGTAGGAAAAAAGAAATAGAAGAAGAACTTCAGTTTAAAAAACCAATTGTGAAATTAGAAGATGAACTTTATGAAATCAACGATACTTTAAAAAAATTAGGAATACAGAATGAGAATACTACTACTATTAGTAATTAGTTTATTGATAACTAATTGCGCAGCCAACAGATCCCAGGTAGGCGCCACGTTAGGTGCAACTACTACTACAGGTTCCTGTGTTGCTTTAGGTGTTGAAAATCCCTATGCGATTGCTGCTTGTGCTGTATCAGGTGCATTTATAGGTGCAGAGATTATGTATAAATCAGATTATGATGTACACAATGCAGTATTCGTAGATCATTTAAACACAGGTACTAGTACATCATCTTATACAAATTGGTATAATTCGAAGACAGGTAATAGTGGTATTATTAAAACTACTAGCTCATATTTGAAAGGACCAATTAAGTGTAAAGATTATAGTGCAACAGTAGATATTACAAATAACTGGCCATTGGTCGGTGTTGGTGGAATTAATAGAAATACTATATTTGGAGTTGCGTGTCAAATGCCAGATGGTAGATGGGTGGAACATAAATGAAAAAAATAATTATAGTAATAGGTGTACTTCTTTTAATATCATTTGGTATTGAAAAACTATATTCGGCAGAAGTTGAAGGAGTAACAGACGACTTATCAGGAAAAACTTCTAAAGTAATCGCTGTGATTGAGGGTGATACCATTATTCTCAGTGATGGAACTAGAATACAAGAATCAGAATTTAATTCTACACTTGATAAAGCTGAAAAGATACTAGACAAATTAGAGAAGATTGAAATTGCCAAAGGTAAAGTGTATTATGACAAAATTGATATAATCGAACCAAGTAAAGTTAATGACCAATACTGTTTTATAAAAGTAGTTATAACACAAAAAGGGGATAGTTTGATTAAGGAAGAAGTCATGGAGTGTGCTGACGGTCGTAAAAGATTTGATGGACCAAGTTATTGGGAACTATTTGCTCAATTTTATTATAGAGATATAAGTGCTCCAGAATATTGTCGACAGTATAGTCGACCTAAACACGTTTTTAAAGCATTCGGAAAGACTTGTTTACAAACTAATGGCGAATGGGAGGTACAATAATGATAAGAAACGTAATAATACTTGTTTTATTGTCAGTAATAGTGTTTGATATAACAGGGGCAGAGTTTTTAGATTATATCAGTTTAGCACTTGACAAAGCGCAAGATTTAGTATATAATGTAAAAAGTGAGGTTAATTAAATTATGAATAAGATGATGAAAATGACGATGGTTGTAGTAACAGGCCTATTAGTGGCTAACTGTTCTTCAACTTATAAGATGAAGACGGAGCAAGGTAAATTGTTAGATCACGTACCAAAGTGGTATGTTGCTGACTTTTCAGAAAGTAAAGCGTGTGATACACCAATGTTTGGTATTGACAAAGATAAAATGTGTATCTTTGGTGTAGGTACAGCAGTATCTCCAGACTTAAATTTAGCAATAGAAAAAGGCATGATGATTGCCAAGGCTGAATTGGCTGATATAATTAAAGGCGAAATGAATAAATCGTCTAAACAATTTATCACCGAATTAGGTAAAACTAATCAAAAAACTACTGTGTCTGAGGTTGAGTTGACAATTATCAACATGATTAAAGAAACACCAGTAAGAGGTTATGAAATCTTTGCTAAAGATATCGCAATAACAAAAGAAGGTTATTACAGATCATGGATTGGTTTAAGATTACCAATGGGTGAATATAATAAAATGTATAACTTTACAATTGCTGAAGCAGTTGATGCATATAATGTTAAAGAAAAAGCAAACATTGCTTATGAAAACTTAATAGGTAAAAATGATGGAAATAGTACTATACAGTAAATTAAACTGTCAATTTTGTAATAAGGCCAAACATATGATTAAATCACTTGGCCTTAAATACACAGAAAAAAAGATGGAAGATTTTGAATCACCACAGGCGATGTTAGAAGACATAGGTAAACCTGTAAGAACTATGCCACAAATTAAAATTGATGATAAATTAATTGGTGGTTATAATCAATTAATAGAATATTTTATGGTAAAAGGTAGAGTAAACTTTAAAGGTGAAATTATTAGTGAGTAAAGATAACGGGAATGTTATAATGTTTCCTACAAATAAAATTGTAAGAAAGACTAAAATTAGTCCTCCAAAAGACGAGAAGTTGTTAAAAAAATTGAAAGATCAACAAACAAAACAATTTGTAGAAACTTCAGTTGATGATATTAGTATGGGATTATTAAGACAGTTTTATGATATGGCTATTAAAACAGGTAATCATAACTTTACAAAAGACTTTGCTTTGTTAGTTGATGTTATGAGAGGGTTAATATATAGAGATTTTGGTATTAAACACCCAGCTCAAATGTTATCGGATAAGTTAGTAGAGTTAAAAGTTACTAAAGATGCCACACAATCAGCAAGAATTGATTATATGAAAATATTAGAAGCAAAACATAAGGTCCATAATCCTTTAAGTAAAGAACTTAAAGAAGAATTAAAAGAGCTCAAAGATCAAGCTGACAGCTTGTTTGAAGGAGACGACATAAATGATTAAACAAAATTCCCAAGGAATCGCCTTTGCAGGTTGTAAAATAGTTTTATTAACACAAATAAACAAAGGAAATATATAATATGTTTAAAACATTAAAAAACCTATTTGGTAAAGATGAGTTAGTTAAAGTAGAAGTAGCTAAAAGAACTGTAGTGGAAACTAGAGGCAGAAAATCTTTGTCAAAAAAACAAAAACTGTTAAACCTTTTATTAAAAGGTAACAATGTTGCTTGGACATCTATTCAAAAACAATTTGATTTAGAGTCTCCAAGATCAATGATTGACACTTTAAGAGCTGAAGGTCATATGATTTATGGCAATAGAGTAAGTGGTAAAAAATTCTACAGAATGGGAACTCCAACAAGAGCTATCATTGCTGCTGGTATTCAAGCGTTATACGGAACTAAATTCAAGTATGACAACCACACGGTTTCTGTAAAGAAATCTGATCTTATTGCACTTGACGCATAAACAATCTATCGAGGTGGGGGGTTTATCTCCCCATCTTGGCTTTTCCAAATGACATTTACAGATGGATTATTACTTGGTATTATTGGTTTGTTAGTCACAGTAACACTTGCTATGATTGCACTCATACTAGGTTCAAACCACATTAAAAGTATTGAAACGGAAAAACAAGAAGAAATTAGAAAAAAAAATTTACCATATGATTTTAAAAAATGATTGATAAACTAATAATAGATCAAATAGAACAACAAACTGTAGACAACAATGTTGCTGTTTTATTATCTGGCGGTGTAGATAGTTTATCTGTTGCTTTTGCTGCTCATAGAATGGGTAAAAAGATAACTGCATATACATTTCATTTACAAGATCAGCCCTCATATGACGCTACAAAGGCCGCTGAAGTGGCAAAACTAATGGGTTGGGACTATAATATCATAGTAGTACCTACAAACAATTTACAAAAAGATTTTCAAAGATTAGTAAAAGAAGTAAGATGTAAAAAGAAAACACATTTTGAATGCTGTTTTCCTTTTCTATACGTCTATCCAGAAATACAAGAACAGGTAGTATTAAGTGGTTGGGCAGCTGATGGTTATTATGGTATATCTAAAAAGGCCATGATACATTATGGTCCAGGTAAATCAAAAGAAAAATTTGATGAGTTTAGAGATAATTACTTTGATATAAACAATCAAGCAGGGTATCTATGGCATGAATTGATTGCTAGAAACAATAAGAAACAACTTATTACACCATATCTATCATTAACTGTCAAGGATTTCTTTTATAATATGACATGGGAAGAAGTAAACAAACCATTTCAAAAACATCATGTAGTTACAGCATTTGAAGAATTTAAAAAATTTAAATTTAAGAAACATATCAATTTACAGTTAGGCGCTGGTGTGGACAAATTATTTGAAACCCTAATTGATGATAAATTTATTAATTTTAAATTTAGAAAACGAGTAATGGACATATGTAGAGATTGGTCTAAAATGTCAGACTCGATAGGAACTTTGGATAACTAATGCCAGGAATATACATAACACAACCAATGAGAGAAATGAATAACATAATCAAGGTTGGAACCGTGACAGATAGAGATTCAGCTGATGGTAGATTACAGAGTTTATGGGACAAACATTATTATCCTTTAAGTATCAAAGACATTAGAAAACAAAAAGTAATTCCAGTAAAAAAAGGTCACCCATCATATAAAATCTTAAATAAAAAATGTAGAGATTTTGAAAAAATGGTTAAAAACTTTTTTGTAGATAAGAAGGTTAAAGTAATGAATGATGCTCATTTAAGAATTGTAAACATGAACAATGAAACAGTAGGTCACTATGATAGAACAATCTTAAACAATGGTGGTTCTGATTTTTTATTACTAAATGAAAAAGAACTTAAAAAGTTAGATATATTATTTGACCATACAGCAGGGGAGTTAGAAAAATACTTATGATATTAGTAGATTTAAACCAAGTATTAATTTCAAACTTAATGGCTCAAACACGAGGCATGGTAGATGAACTACCTGATAAATCTATGCTTAGACATATGGTACTAAACTCATTACGAGGATACAATCTAAAGTTTAAACACGAGTATGGTACGATCATACTATGTGCTGACGGCGCTAATCCTTGGCGTAGAGGTATATTCCCTAACTATAAACACTCCAGACGAAAAGGTAGAGAAGAAGATACAAAAGATTGGTCAAGCCTGTTTAAAATGATTGGAGAGATCAGAGAAGAACTTGCTCAAAACTTCCCATACATAACTTTACACATAGACGGTGTAGAAGCTGACGATATAATCGCTGTACTTGTCAAAGAAAATTATACTAAAGAAAAAATAATGATTGTTTCTGGTGATAAAGATTTTATACAACTACACAAATATGAAGGTGTAAAACAATATGCGCCTATACAAAAAAAGTTTGTAGAAGACCCGGATCCAGTTAAATTTTTACATGAACAGATTATCAAGGGTGATAGATCAGATGGTGTACCAAACATATTAAGTGCTGATAACGTATTCGTAATAAAAGAAAAACAAAGACCAATAAATAAAAAAAGACTAGAGGAATGGGCAGACATTGAGAACATACCACTGGGTTCAGAAACTAAAAAGTATTATGAACGAAATAAGAAACTAATAGACTTGGGCGAAATTCCAGGTCATATATATAGTGATATAAAAACTAAATATGATAACTATAAAGTAAATAATAGGACGCTGTTATTAACGTACTTTATAGAAAACAAACTAAAGACATTGATTGAAAATATAAATGACTTTTAATAACATGCATGGAGAAATATAATGGCTGAAATAAAACAAAATCCACATCTCATTTCTAAAAGAGCTATGGAAAATATGAGTTCAACTAGAGGTTCACAACAACTTTTAGTAAGTGAAATCTTTTTAAAGATTAATAACGCAAAAGATAAACCAAAGAAGATAGAAATTTTGAAGCAATACAATACTGCTGCAATAAAACAACTATTGAAAGGTTGCTTTGATCCTAACATAGAATGGGATTTACCAGAAGGAACACCACCCTTTATTGAAAATGATGCGCCAGAAGGAACTGAACACTCTATTTTAATGAACGAGTATAAAAGATTATGGCGTTTTGTTAAAGGAGCTGATAATTCAACTAATAAACTACAAAAAGAAACTATGTTTATTCAGATGTTAGAAGGCTTATCTTCACAAGAAGCAAAGGTTTTGATAGATGTTAAGAACAAATGTTTAAACAAAACTTACAAAGGGTTGACTGCAGATATGGTTAAAGAAGCCTTTGGTTGGAATGAACAATTTATCACACCAACAGTTATAGAAACTGCCGGAATATAACGAATCGAACTAAAACAAGGGGTGTGACATTCTGTTCACCCTTTGTTCCCTTCAAAATCATTGATTTTTCTACGATTTTAACGCAAAATACTTGTTGACTTTCAGTCTATTATGGTGTATTATATAAATATGAAAGAGAGGATATTATGAATAAGTTTTTGATAACACTAACAATAGTTTTAGCTACATTATGGATTGGTCTAACAAGTTTTATGAACTCTGTTATGGCTGACGAGTACAACGAGGCTGTAATTGGTCATGTTATACAATCTAAGGTAAATGGTATCAATGTTGATACTAGTAAACTATTAGAATATGAAATGCAGAAGTTGGCACATACATTTGCCATTGAATCGCTTAACTTACTACAAGCGTATTTACCTGCAA